TCTTGGTTCAAGGATGCTGGTTTTCCACTGGTAACGGAAGACCCCGTACGTATCTTTGAAAAGATTGAATTCTGTCAAGCCCAGCCTGTCAGTAATGGCGATGGTGGATATACAATGGTACGTAATGTCCACAAAGTCGTTGGAAAGGATGCTGTTGCGTTAAAACCACTAGATAATCAGAAGATCAAGAAAATGTGGATGGCAGCAGTAGGAGATGGTGGACTTTGTTTGAGTTCGGGTATCCCTGTTATGCAGGAATACTATGGAATGTTCAAACGGAATTCGGATGGTGCTAAAGCACTCCGTGACCCAACTATGGAGGATTCTCTCCTATACAAGGGCCTCGGCATGGAATTCCAGTATCGACCACCGACTCCTGAATCTCGACTATCGTTCTGGCTAGCGTTTGATATAACGCCGACTGAACAATTATGTTTGGAAGAGTATTATTCAGGGCTCACACTAATGGATGGTGACATTGAGAATAGGTTTGCACTTATTCCCATATAGATCCATCCCTGAACGACAAGGAAAAGTCGTTAAAACCCGGCATTTATCGCTATGTCGTAAATTGGGTTGCGTATCTTAATTGCCCAAAACTCCATGAGTGCTAAACAGAATGCCAAGAGACTGCACGGAGCACCCATATTGGTTGATATGCAATGCACAGTCCCGTTTAGTCATGCGGTATCCAATACAATGACTAATAAAACTAAAAGAAACAAACGCACTGCAGCTTTGGTGAAAACTGAAGCTGCTCGAATCCTACAATTAACAAATCAGTTGAAACAATTGAAGACTCAGAAGAAACCCGCCACTCCATTTGGTGATACTGGAGCGATCTTGGGCAAGTCCCTTGGTTCCATGTTCGGCAAAGCTCAGTGGGGTAACGCAGCTGGCAGATGGCTAGGTTCAGGTATTGGATCCATTTTTGGATCCGGTGACTATACCATGGCTGGTACTGCTCCAGTGTATAATGTATTAACTAGCTCAAAACAAATTCCACAATTTTCTACCACCCAAGCTACAAACGTTGTCTGTCACCGCGAGTATCTAGGTGATATTTTCGGCACTTCGGCATTTAACAATGGTTCTTATCCTTTGAATCCTGGTATTCAAAAGACTTTTCCATGGTTATCTACGATTGCTGAAAATTATCAAGAATATAGGTTCCACGGCATTATATTTGAGTTTAGACCTCTTATCACTGATTTTGTTACCAGTGGTTCCCCTGGTGTTATTGTTATGGCTACCAACTATAACTCTGATGTTGCTTCATACACTAATAAACAACAGATGGAAAACTCAGAATTCGCAGTGTCAGTTAAACCCACTCTTCCTTTAATTCATGGGGTTGAGTGTAACTTACAACAGACTACATTACCACAACGCTATATAAGAACTGGAGCTGTTCCTGCTGGTAAGGACGCCAACTTATATGATTATGGTAATTTCCAGTTTGCTACCCAAAAGAACCCAACCCAAAATCTAGGTGAATTATGGGTGTCTTACTGCGTTGAGTTCTTTAAACCACAGTTGCCTGCTACCATTGGTGGAAACATTAGTTTCTATAAAACCAATAGAAGTGGGGTGCTTACAGCTGCTCCCTTTGGAACAACTCAAGTTACTTTATCAAACACTATTGATATAGTGAGTATTAGCAACACTAATTTAATTCTCAACTTACCACCAACCACTAAATATAAATTGGAATTTGTTTACACAACGCTAACA